GGTTAATGAAGATTTTCTTGCCCGCGAATTGCTGAAGGCGGAGGAACAGGGGCCGGCAGCAATGGCTCTGTTGGCTTCGCAGCACTTCAATGTTGAGATTGGTCTAGGCTTACAGACCGACGCATGGGCCGGCGCCGAGCATTGGCAGGCCGCCGGGGATGCCAAGGTTTCGTTTGAGGATTTGATCGCCCGCTGTGACGTGGTGGTGTGCGGGATTGACGGCGGCGGGCTGGACGATCTCTTGGGGTTCGCCGCGATAGGGCGCGATCGTGATACCCGCAAATGGCTGCACGCCGCGAAGGCATGGGCACATAAGACGGTGCTCGAACGGCGCAAGGAAATAGCGCCCAAGATTCTGGATCTGGTAACGGCCGGCGATGTCGTGGTGGTCGATAATCTCGGTGAGGATATCGAACAACTAGTTGACCTGATCGATGAGATTGAGGTGGCCGGATTGCTCCCCGAGGAAAACGCCATTGGCGTTGACCCTGTTGGCATCGGTCAGGTGATCGACGCGCTTGCCGAGCGTGGGATTGATAATCTCGGAAAGCAGCGCATCGTCGGCGTGTCGCAGGGCTGGAAACTAAGCGGCGCGATCAAGACGACGGAGCGAAAGCTTGCCGAAGGTTCGATTATTCACGGCGCCCAACCCTTGATGGCGTGGGCGGTCGGGAATGCAAAGGTTGAGCCGAAGGGCAACGCCATCACGATTACCAAGCAAACCAGCGGGTCCGCGAAGATCGATCCATTGATGGCGACCTTTAACGCCGTGGCGTTGATGGCGATGAACCCTGAGCCCGGAATATCCGTTTTCGACCAAATGGCCGAGGCCGAACAGCCGCAATCAGATGCGGTTATGCCGCACGATGACGACATAGATATGGTGATCCTGAGCAACCACGCGCACCCGCGATGGGAAGAGATGCGCCAGAAATATAACGATCGGTTTCTTACCGGCGATGAGGATCTTTAATGTTTGACGGTATGCGCGAAAGGATAGCGACCGGTTTGCTGTCCATCGCAAACCGCATGACGAGCGATCAGCGGCACCCCGGTTCATCCCGCGTTTCTCAATCCATGAGGACACTTGCCGGCGTTACGATCACGCCAGATACCGCCATCCAGGTCGCGACGGTCTGGGCGTGCCTGCGCTACCTGTCGCAGACGGTTGCCGTTCTTCCGTGGCACGTCAAGCGAGACGGCAAGAATGGTCCGGAGATCCAGTTAAGCCACGGCGTTGATTACTTGCTCTGGAAGCGTCCGAGCAAGGAATGGTCCTCGTTTCAGTTTCGCGAGACGCTGACGCATTGGGCGCTGCGCTGGGGGAACGGGTTCGCTGAAATCGAGCGCGATCAGATCGGGCGCCCGTTTGCAATGTGGCCGATTCATCCTGAGAGGGTGCGGGTTTGCCGGGCTACCGATTCGGAGACGGATGCTTACGGAACGGCTATCGAGCCCGGCGATCTCTACTATGAGGTTTTCAACGGCGTCGGGATTTACGACACGGGAGGCGGCGCAAATATTACATTGGCCGCCTCGAATATGTTCCACGTTCGCGGGTTCGGTGAAGGCCCGGTCGGCGTTAATGTCATAAACTACGCATCTCAGTCGATCGGCTGGGCGCGTGCGGCACAATTGTTTGGCGCGACATTCTTCGGTAACGGGATGAACCCGGCCGGCGTTGTCATCAACAAGAAACCGCTGAAGCCGGATGGACTAAAACGTCAGAAGGCCGAGTTCGACCAGCTCTATAAGGGGCCAAGCAACGCCAATAAAACGGCGTTCCTGGACAACGACGCCGAATGGAAGGCGATCGGGTTCAATGCGCGCGATGCGCAGCTAATCGAACTGCATCAGCATTTGGTCGAGGATATGTGCCGCTGGTTCGGTGTGCCTCCGCATAAGGTGCAGCATCTTCTTCGAGCGACGTTCACCAACATTGAATCGCAGGGCATCGAAGTTGTCGTTGATAGCATCTCGCCATGGGTAAAGCGGTTCGAGGATGAGGCGGAATATAAGTTGTTCGGCCAAAACCGTCAGGGTCTTTATACCAAGATCGATATGCGCGGCCTGATGCGCGGCGATGCCGCGGCTCGTATTGCCTACTATGAGGGTATGTCACGGATCGGGGCTTATTCGCCGAACCGGGTTCTTGAGCTTGAGGACGAAAACACCATTGGTCCGGACGGCGATATTCACGTCATGCAGAATCAGAACGTGACGCTGGAGCAAATAGCAAACGGCGTCGGCATTCCGGTCGCGCCGGGCCAAGCTGCGCCTGCCCCAGATAAGGCAGACGAGCCCGCCACCCCGCCAGAAGTTGGCGAGGATGAGGAAACCCAAGCGCATCTCGATCGCCGGATGTACGCGATCGAGCAGCGTTTGATGGAGCCCGCGCATGTCTAGGCCGCCGGTTATTCTTGCGCGGGCGAATACGAGGCCAGAAAAGCCCGTCTCGCTGCTTGAGCGGGTTGTGGGATCGCTGGAAAATCTTGTTGGCCGCATACGCGCGCTGGAAGATAAGCCATCCCCCGTCCTTCTCCATGGCCCACAGGGGCCAAAGGGTGACACTGGCGAATCTGGACTGCGCGGCCAGATTGGCCCGAGTGGTGAGGCCGGTGCCGTTGGTCCTGCGGGGCCGCAGGGCATTCCAGGTGAGCCCGGCCCGCAGGGTGTTGTCGGGCCCATGGGCGAACGCGGGCCGCAAGGCGAGCAAGGTGTCCGCGGAGAAATTGGCCCGCCCGGCGAGCCGGGGATACGTGGCGATACTGGTCCCGAAGGCCCGATCGGCCGCGATGGGCGCGACGGATTGCCCGGTATTCAGGGTGAGCGCGGGCCGCAAGGCGAGCGCGGCGAGATCGGCCCGGTTGGTGCGGTCGGTGAAATTGGCCCGCAGGGCATTCCGGGCGATATTGGTCCGCGCGGTGAAGTTGGTCCGCAGGGCGAAATGGGTTTGCGTGGCGCTCAAGGCGAACCTGGCCCGCAAGGTATTTCTGGCCCGATGGGGCCGCAAGGTGACGCCGGCCCTCAAGGTCCGCGCGGCGAACGCGGCGAGCAAGGTATCCGCGGCGAGATTGGCCCGGAAGGTCCAATGGGAAAGATCGGACCTCGCGGTGAGGTTGGCCCCATCGGCCCGAAAGGTGAAGCTGGAACGACCGTCGAAATCGGAGACGTATTCCGCGCCAGCATTACAGCGAAGGACATCGATCGCCTGATGGTCCGCGAGATCACGATTAACGGCGAGACGATCCAGGTTCTGGTTCCGAATTGAGGGCAGCATGAATAAAATCTACAATTCGGTTCACCAACTCAAGCCAACATCCGTCAACGGATACCGCGTCGTCAATCGCGGCAAGGATAGCGCCGAAATTTATCTGTACGGCGCGATCGGGGCTGACTGGTTTGGTGACGGCGTAACCGCGAAGCAATTTGCCGACGATCTGAAGGCAATCGGCCCAGTCAAGAATATCGATTTGCGTATCAACTCCGAGGGCGGCTCGGTATTCGACGGTAAGGCAATGTACTCGCTTTTGAATGAACATCCCGCAAAGATCACGGTTCACATTGACGGGCTGGCGGCGTCCGCCGCTTCATTTATCGCAATGGCCGGGGATACAATCGAGATTGCCGAGGGCGGTTTCGTGATGATCCATAATGCGTTCATGCTGGCGATGGGCGATGCGCGGGAGATGCGCCGCTCCGCCGATATGCTGGATACCGTTAACCAGACGATCATTGACGTTTACGCCGCGCGCACGAAGGCGGATCGCGCGTCAATCACGAAAATGATGGACGACGAAACCTGGATGACCGGGGCTGAAGCCGTCAAGAATGGTTTTGCCGACAAGATGGTGGAAAATCTGAAGGTTGCGGCCTCTATCAGTCATCCTGATCGGTTCAAAAAACTTCCCGCCGCGTTGAAGCCCAACGCCCTCCGCGCATCTGCCGCGCTGGCGCGGATGGACGCTCTCAAGAAATAGAATTCCGTCATTAGACGGATGCGAACCGCAGCGATTGCGGATCGAACACCCGCGCCTGCAGTGATTGCGGTCGCATCATGGTCCCGTCGTGAGACGAGACAGCCCATAGAAGGACTACTTTTATGATCAGCAAGAACGCCCTTCTGGGCGCTTTTTCTCTTGTGCCGCCCATCGGCGTTATCTTGAATGCGGCTCCCACCGTCGATGAACTCGAAACCCGCATCGGTGAAATCAACGCAGCGTCGGAAGCCTTCCGCGTTCGCGTGACCGCCGGCGACGAACTCTCTGATGAAGAGACCGACGAGATCGAAGCCAACGCCGCCGAACTCGAAAAGCTGACGAAGCGCGTTAGCGCGCTGAAGCTGCTGGAGCCCAAGGGCGCCGGCCGCAAGTCGGCCCCCGAGAACCGCAGCGAACCCGCAAACGGCCAGCGCCGCACCGTCCCCGCCGAACCCCGGCAGGACAATGCGCGCCATGGCTTCCGTTCGTTCGGCACCTTCGCGCAGACCGTAATGCAGCACTACAAGCAGGTCGAAAACCCGGATGTGACGCGGCTCCGCAACACTGCCTCGACCTATGGCGGCGAAGGCGTCGGCACTGACGGCGGCTTCCTCGTTCCTCCGTCGTTCTCGATGGAAATCTGGCAGAAGGTCCAGGCTGAAGAGAACCTGCTCAATCGTTGTACGCCGCTCGTCACTGACGGCAACAGCATGATGATCCCGAAGGACGAAACCACGCCATGGCAGACCAGCGGCGGCGTGCAGGTCTATTGGGAGGGCGAGGCGCAGGCTCCGTCCGCATCCAAGCCCGCATTTGAAATGGGTGCGCTGCGCCTGTCCAAACTGATGGCGCTGGTGCCGATCAGCGATGAACTGCTTTCGGATGCATCCGGTCTGGAGTCGTGGCTCCGCGCCAAGGCCCCCGGCAAGATGGCGGCGAAGCTCAACACGGCAATCGTTGCCGGTACGGGCGTCGGCCAGCCGCTCGGCATTATTCCCGGTTATGCCGCGGTCGGCGCATCGGTCGTGCAGGTTTCGAAGGCAACTTCGCAGCCGGCGGATACGGTCTGGATGACCAACATTGAGAGCATGTATGCCCGCATGTATGCTCCATGGCGCCGCAACGGCATCTGGCTCATCAACCAGGACATCGAACCGCAGCTCGCCGGCATGGCATTCCAGGCGTCGGGCGCTACCTCGCTGCTTCCCGGCACCAACCCGGTTCCGGCTTATCTGCCGCCTGGTGGTTTGTCGAACTCGCCCTATGCCACGCTCAAGGGTCGTCCGGTTGTGCCGATCGAAGCTTGCGCTGCGATTGGCGATCTCGGCGACATCATCTTCGTTGATCTGTCGCAGTATTGGGCGCTCACCAAGTCCGGTGGCATCCAGACCGATACGTCGATCCATCTGTACTTCGACCAGGCGTTGACCGCGTTCCGCTTCATCTTCCGCGTCAACGGTCAGCCGGCATGGTCTTCGACCATCACCCGCCAGAACGGATCGAGCAACGAACTGTCTTGGGCGGTTGCCCTTCAGGCTCGCTAATAAACCCGCGCCCGCAGTGATGCGGGCGCTTCCCTTTTGCGCGCTGTGAAGCGCCCCATCCCATCGAAGGAAAATCGAAATGTTTAACCAGCACGCTGCGGAGCAGTTCAACTTCTGCCAGGGCTTCTTGCCCGTGGCAATGAACACGGCCGCAAATACCGGCGACGTTGTAAGCCTCAAGGGCTACAACAAGTGCCTGATTATCTTCTACAAGGCGATCGGTACTGCCGGCGACGATCCGACCATCACACTCTTGCAGGGTACGGACGTGGCGTTCGGCACCAACAAGGCGCTGAAC